CCTTGCTGACGAATTAACCGCTTTTTTGCAACAATTAACCCCCACCTACAAATCCCACTAACTATGAACCTGAAAAACGCAATCGAATCCCTGCGGACTGAACTCCGCAAATTCAGCACTCAAAAGCAGTCCTTCGCTGACTACAAACTCGTTGACGGCACGGTTGTCCGTGTGGATGGCGACCTCGTTGCCGGAACTGCCGTTTACGTTGTAGCCGAGGACGGCACTCTCCCTGCCCCCGATGGCGAGCATGTTGTCGAAGGCGTTGGCACTATCAAGACCGAAGGAGGCAAGATTGTTGAGGTCATTGCTGCCGAAGTCGCAACCCCCGAAATCGAAGCCTTGCCCGTTGCTGCTGAAATCACTCCCGAAGTGGCCGTTGAGGTTACCGAGGAAATCAAAGAAGCCTATCCTGCCATGACCCCCGAAGTTGTTGAGGCCATCGTCGCCAAGCACCTCGCTGGCATCATGGAAGAACTCAAGGCAGCCTATGCTGAAATGGGCAAGATGAAGGAGAAGATGTCCGCATTCGCAAGTCAGGTTGAAACCATGGCCGATATCGTCGAGAAGGTTTCCGAACTCCCAGCCGAAGCCCCAAAAGCAAGCGGTTCAGCAATCGTTGAGCAACGCAAGGCTCAAGCCTCGCAGAACTTCAACGCTCTCGCACAAGCACTCCAATCACTCAAAAAAAACTAACCCCCTAAACCCCCACTAATCATGGCATACAATTTTGGCAATTTAGTTGCCTACACCGACCAAGAGAGGCTTCCTCTCATCACCAAGGCCGTGTTCTCGGCCCGTTCAGCAGCCTTGTTCACCAAGCAGGTGGGCATCAAGTTCGCTGCTGCCCTCAACCTCATGGACACCGATGCTTTGATTCAAGGCGGTGATACTTGCGGTTTCACAAGTTCAGGCACAACCACATTCAGTCAGCGTGTCATCACCGTTGGCCGTATGAAAGTGATGGAAACTTTGTGTCCTCGCTCCTTGGAGCAGTACTGGATGCAGACCCAGTTGACCCAAGGTTCAATGTACGAAGGCGTTCCTTTCGAGCAGGCGTTTGCCGAGCAGAAGGCTCTCCGCATCGCAGAGGCTTTGGAGAATGCAATTTGGCAGGGTAACGCTTACTTTTCAGGCGTCAACCAACTCTTGAACGCTGCTTCGGGTTCAACCATTAGCGGTAACACAGGAGCGGTATCGGCCTCCGTTGGTATCACTACAAACAACGTGATTTCCATCTTTGACGGAATCTACAACCAAATTCCACAGGCCATTCTGACCAAGACTGACCTCGTAATCTTCTGCGGTTGGAACAACTTCCGTACCTTGATTGGTGCTTTCAAAGCCTCCACAGGCGTTATGTACAACCAAGTTGACTTGGCTGGTCTTGCCGATGGGGACATCATCTACCCCGGTACAAACGTCCGTGTCATTGCGGTTCCCGGCTTGACCAACACCAACCGCATCGTTGCATCTTACCTCGGTAACTTCTTCTACGGGACGGACCTTTTGAGCGACGAGGAGCAGTTCTCGATTTTTTATTCAAGGGACCTAGACGAAGTACGGAGTATCGCAGCTTTCAAAGCAGGCGTACAAATAGCGTATCCAGACTTGGTTGTTGACTTCCGCTTGACCTAATGTGTAGGGGGGAGGGAAACCTCCCCCTGCTTTTTTTGTTCTCTTGAAACTTAAAACCAAAACACACATATGTCCTGCTCTTTAACAACTGGCTACGCCCTTGGCTGCCGTGATTCCGTAGGTGGAATCAAAACAATCTACGTCCAATCCTTCATCCCAACAGGGTCCTGCAATGCCAACCTTTCAGGTGCGGTTACGGGCTTCACTGGGTACGCTTCGGGTGGGTTCTTCGAGTACGACTTGACCAAGGCCACTTCGTCTTTGACTGAAACCTTGAATGCGAGCATTGAGAACGGCTCGGTTTATTACACCCCCGAAGTAACGTTCACCATCAACAAACTGCAAGTCGCAGTCCGCAACGAACTCCGCTTGCTGGTCCGCAACCGTGTCATCGTCATCGTGCAGGACAACAACAATCGTTACTGGTTGTTAGGCTCTGCCAACGGCTTGGAGGCAACCGCTGGAACCGCTGGAACTGGTACTGCCTTCGGGGACCGCAGCGGATACGAATTGACTTTGACCGGGATGGAGCCTGACCCGATGTTCCTGATTGCATCCACAGTCTTTGCACCATCGACTACGCAGATACTCGGTTCGTAGTATCTTCGCATCAGGTTTTCATCATCTGAGGTTTGAGAGGGGCAGTCAGCAATGGCTGCCCTTCTTATTTTTACCCCATGAAGATTTGCATTGTCTATAACGCCCATCCAACCGGGTGCAGTTATTACCGCCTCGAAATGCCGAACGCATACCTTGGCGACAACTACCCGGAGTTCGATTACGTCTGCGTTGAGAACATCACCACGATTAGCGACGAGGGATTGAAGTCGATTGACCTGTTCCTGTTCAGCCGGCTTTGGTGTCAGGGAACCATGGAGCAAGTTGAAAACGTCTACAAAGCCCTGACCCAATACGGGGCAAAAGTCATCCTTGACTTGGACGATTACTGGGTCCTTGAATCGGGCCACATCATGTACCGCCACTATCACCAAACCAAACTCGCAGAGGTCATCCGCAAGCACATCAAATTAGCCGATTGGGTTACCTGTACCACCGAGCATCTTGCTGCTCGCATACGGCCTCTAAATACGAATGTGAGCATTTTGCAGAATGAGCCATACGAAGCCTACCAACAGTTCATTCCCAACCCGGAGGAAGAACCCGACAAGCACATCGTCAAGTTCGGTTGGTTCGGAGGGGCGCAGCACGGAGAGGACATGGAACTGCTCCGTGAGGGGATGCAGAAACTACGCTGGGACGCAAACCTTGACGGCAAGTACCGCCTCTACCTCGGAGGGTGGAACGACAACAACCCGGTATATGAGGGCTACGAGAAAATCATCAGCGACCAAGGCAACAACCCGAACTACGGACGCATTCAGGCTGCGGACATCTACTCCTACGTCGGAGGCTACAATTTCGTGAACGTAACGCTTGCACCGCTCCGGGACACCAAGTTCAACAAACTCAAATCCGAGTTAAAGGTCGTAGAGGCAGGGTGGATGAACAAAGCCATCATCGCAAGCGAAACCATCCCCTACACCGATGTCATCCGACACGGAGAAAACGGGTTCTTGGTCCCCTACAACAAACCCAAGGACTGGTACAAGTACATCAAACAACTAATCCTTGACCCCGACCTGCGGAAAGGCTTGGCTGACAACCTAACCCGTGACATAAAATCACGGTTCAACGTGGCTGAAACCGCCAAGAAGCGGGCCGAACTATACAGGCAGATTGGGCGCAAATTGTGAAATTCGGGGGCATCGCACATTTACAAGCAGATGCTTTACCTGAACCCTGACACGACCAACACCCTGACGGTTACTTGGACCGAGCGAGCCAGCACGGGGGACCGCTACATCTTGCGACTCACGAGCATCGCAAAGAACACCACGACCGATTTCACCCTGCTGAAATCTGCCAACCTTTCCAACTATACCAACCGCTATGACCAATTTTCGATTGCCGTGGGGTCGCTTGAAACAGGCTCGTATAAGTATGAAGTTTACGATACCAATAGCACGGTTGCCGCTGCTTTGGCGGTCGTTGAAACGGGCTTGGCATTTGTACAAACCGCAACGATAGGATTCAACACCTACGCAAACACAACCACTTACAACACCTTCCTCGCATCCAACGTGAGGGTATTCGATTCAACCTTTGACTCAACTTTCGCATAATGAGCGTACAAACACGAAGCGACCTCCAAGCGAGCGCCTTAACCATCACCAACGAAACCGCTGCCGGGGCCAACACCGCATCCCGTGTGGGCGGTCTATTCGACGACCTTGCAGACACCGCAACGCTTGACCGGGAACGGGGCTTTGCGAACCTTTACCTCGATACCAACACGGCTTTCACCCCAACGCAGGGGCAAAGGGTTAAGTTGACAAGTGCGATGAGTTCAGGTGTTTTGTCAACCTATAATTTCTCACGAACTACCAACTCGCTGACCTACACAGGCACAACGGGTGCAACCCTTCGCATCGCTGCGTCCATGGTCTTGGCACAAGGCAACAATCACCAAATCAAGGTTTACATCGCCAAGAACGGCACAACGATTGACCAGTCAATGACCGACATCACAACGGCTCACACGAACGGCCATGCGATTTACACGGAGGCTTACGTTACGGGTGCGGTCAACGATGAGTTCACCATCTACATCAACGCAATCGATAGCGGTACAAGTATCACGATTTCAGCCCTTTCATTCACAGTTCACACCCTATGAGCAAGTCAACGCAGCACTTCACCCAATGGTTGGGGATAGAGCATAAGGTCCCCGTGATGCTGGAGAATCGTTCCGGCAAGTACATCACCTACGGCTTTGCCAACGAGTACCCCTACTACCTGCTTGACAACTATCGCAGGAGCAGCAAGCACAACGCTATTGTCAACGGCAAGGTGAACTACATCATGGGCGGAGGCTGGCAGGCAGGGGATGACTTGACCGTAGAACAACAAGCCCGGTTCATCAAGTTTTTTGACGGAATGTCCAGCACCGAGGACCTGAACGACATCACCGAGAAACTGGTCTTGGACTTGGAGTTATTCAACGGCTTTGCGGTTGCGGTTACTTGGTCCAAGTTGGGAACGATTGCCAAGATGGAACACGTCCCATTCGAGAAAATCCGTGTGGACAAGGAGGAGAAGATGTTTCAGGTGGCTGACTGGTACAACGACGACATGATGCAGTTGTTCCCCAAGGTCGGGGACATCGAGAAGATTCCTGCATTCGACCCGGAGAATCGCCTCGGAAAGCAGTTGTTTTATTACAGGGTCTACGCAGCAGGCGTGAAGCACTATCCGCTCCCCGAATACATCGGAGGGAATGCTTGGATTGAGGCAGACGTGCAAGTGGCGAACTTCCACAACAACAACCTACGCAACAACTTTTGGGGCGGTTACTTGATTAACTTCAACAACGGCATCCCGACTCCGGAAGAACAGGGCGACATCGAGAGGCAAATTAAACGCAAGTTCAGCGGTACGGATAACGCTGGTCGCTTCGTCGTAACCTTCAACGACGATGCAGCCAAGGCCCCGACGCTGGAGCCATTAACTCCAAGCGACATGGACAAGCAGTTCGAGATATTGAACAAGGCCATCCAGCAAGAAATCTTTATCGCACACCGTGTAACGAATCCATCGTTATTCGGTGTCAAAACCGAGGGCCAACTCGGAGGAAGGACTGAATTAGTCGAGGCTTACGAACTATTCAAGGCCACCTATGTCAACGACCGGGTGCGCAAAGTTGAGCGGATGATTAATTACCTCGGCTCCTTCAATGGCGTGGAAGGGATGGAACTTATCCCCGTGGAGCCTATCACCGAAAGACTAAGTGAACAAGCCCTCTTGCAGATAATGACCCAAGACGAACTTCGGGAAAAGGCAGGCCTGCAGCCTTTGGAGAAACCTGCCGACGTGGTGGGACCTAATCCCCAACCCGACGAGCAACCGCAAGCCGTGGAAGCCTTGCAGAGCAACGACAACATCAAGAAACTATCGGGCCGTGAGTACCAAAACCTGATGCGTATCGTCAGGCAGTACATGCAGGAGAAAATCACGCTGGAAATGGCTCGGACGATGTTGTCAGCGGGCTTCGGTTTGTCAGCCCAAGAGATTGACACGATGCTCGGAGTGCAGGCCCAAGAGTTCAGCGAACCGACTTGGGGCGAAGAAGACGACGAGGACTACGGCTGGGGCGACGAAGAGTTCAAAGTCTTGGAGGTCGTTGCAAGCAAGTTCGGATGCCATGCAGACGACTATCATGTCATGCACTCCAAGCCGATGCGGTTCGATGCCAACATCGATGAGAATATCCGCTTGGCCTTTGCCGAATTAGGCGAAGAAGAAAAAGAATTGGACCTCAAAATTGAGGCGTATCGCAAAAAGAACCGGGACGCATCGGTTGAAGAAATGGCAAAGGAGTTCGGGGTCAGCAAGGCAAAGGTCGCCAAGCGGGTCGCCTACCTAATCACAAAGGACCGCTACCCAATCAGCCGGGCGGTGGACAAGATAGCCGAGCAGAACCTGCCCAAGAACGTGAAGGAAGTTGCCGAGCCAGTACTGGAGGTCCGCTACAAGTACGCATGGGCAACAGGTTTCAGCAACAAGGACAAAGGCTCCAGCCGTGAGTTCTGCAAGGTGATGCTTGACTTGGCAGGGCAGGGCAAGGTTTACACGAGGGAGGACATCGATGGGATTTCTGCAATCATGGGGTATTCCGTATGGAATCGCAGAGGCGGTTGGTATCACACACCGAGCGGAGTGAATCGCCCCCAATGCAGGCACGTATGGGAGCAGCAGTTGGTCATCCGTAAAGGCAATAAAATCAGCAAGGCATGAAGGCACTATTCATAAGCGAAGAAACGCTGCTCGACAATAGCATCATCAACGAGAACGTATCCTACACCCAAATCCGTCCAACGGTTGTCAAGGTGCAGGAGATGCGGATTCAGCCGATTGTAGGCTCTGCGCTCTACGGGGAATTGGTTACCCAAGTGGTCAGCGGTTCAACCTCTGCACTCAATCAAACGCTGCTGGAGGACTACATCCAACCCGCAATGATTCAGTGGCTCTACTACGAACTGCCAATGGTCTTAGCGTTCAAGTACATGAACAAGGGCATGGTTCGCAGAACAAGCGAGGAATCAAGCCAAATGAGCATGGAAGAAATCACAAGGCTGACCGATAAGGTCAAGAACGATGCCGAGTGGTATTCCGAACGCATTACCCGCTACCTCATGGAGAACCGCAATTCATACCCCTTGTGGAACTCGCCTCCGTCTGCTTTGGATACCATCTACCCGAACGCAACCAACTACCGAACTGGGATGGTCTTGGACCGCAACAGGAGGATGGGAATCAGCAACCTTGACTACCCCTACCCTTACGGACAATTCGGGGCTTGTAATGACTGCTAACGATGGGCGCACATAAAAAAAACATACTGAAACTGCAGACTTATGTCATGGATAAAAATCAAGCAAGCCCTGCTGGACCTTGCAAATGCTCACCCGCAAGTCAACTCGTTCGGGACGGGCGACCCGCTTGCAATCGGCACGGACAACACCATCAACCTGCGAACCCCAAGCCGTGAGCGTATTGTCTATCCTTTGGTCTTTGCGGACGTTCAGTCTGCAAGTACTGACGCTGGTACTTTGGACTTGGTGGTTGGGGTATATTTTAGTGATAGAGTTGAGTCCATCAAGCCGATGGGCGGAGTGGTTTCGGGAAGCCCTACGCTGGGTTGGCAGGACAACGAGGACGAGGTCTTAAGCGACCAACTGCAGGTAGCACAGGACTTCATATCAGCCCTTACAAACGACCCGAACGAGGACTGGACCCTCTCATCCAGCGTGAGCCTTACGAGGTTTGTAGAGAGCCGGGACGACCGCACGGCTGGGTGGCAGGCGACGATGACCTTTGAGATTCCTTACTCTCACTCGGTTTGTGAAATTCCAACCTAAAAGACATTTACAATTAAACGCTAAAAAATGCCTACACCCATATTGCAACAAATGCTCGGACAGGGCGGTACGATGGAGTTTATCAATGGAACCGTTACCGGGAAGAACTACGACTTCTTGGTAGTCAATACCGCGGCCACTTTCACAACCCTTACCGGAACTGGAAGCGAGAACCTGCTAACCGCTTACAACTTTTCGGGGGCTTCTATTTCCGCTGGCATCGTTATTTCAGGACGCAATGGCGGTAAGATTACTGCCGTTACTCCTTCGGTGGGTTCGGTCATCGGTTTCACATTCCTGTAAGCAATGCTGATAGGCTACGGCTACGGCTATCCAACAAATCAACTGCTTGGCGGTGGCAATCCGTTTTGGCTTGCCTTCAACCAACGTGCAGACGCTGACGGGGCTTTGCCTGCCGAGGCTGCGGTCAATGGATGCCTCCAAACCCGATTCCTTAACTCGTTCCAATCATACGCTTTCTTCGTCTTTTATTCCAACTCTTGGCTTCCGTTCATGCAACGGGCGAATACCGACACGGCTGACGCTGCGGAGGTTCGCTTCATCAACTGCCTCGAAGTCCGAATGTATAATCTTTTAAACGCATAGCAGATGCCTGCAAGCCCATCACTCCTTATCGTCCCTGCCCGATTCAAGACGGGGAAACTCTACACACAAATCGCTACGACTTCGGCTGGGTTGGTCCTTGGTTCATCGGGGGACTTTAACGTTACCCGTGCAACGACTGCGACCCGATTCAATTCGGCTGGCTTGATTGAGAGCGTTGCAAGCGGTGTGCCTCGCTTGGATTACTACACCAGCGGAGGAACGGCTGGCTGCCCTGCGTTGTTGGTGGAGCCGAGTGCGCAGAATGTTTTGTTGCAAAGTGAAGCGTTTAATACAAGTTGGACTCTTGTAGGCCTTAATGCCTTTGGCTCAGGTAGTGTTGCAAATTCAACAGGCACAACCGACCCATTTGGAGGCACAAATTCCGATTACATTCAGGAAAACGCATCTTCTGGTACGCATGTTATTTTACAAACTCCAGCGGGGCAAGTTAGCGGAACGACTTATACTTTTAGTTGTTTTGTAAAATCAGCCGAAAGAACACAAGTAAATTTTCTTAATAATGCGGGAGGTGGGGCTAATGCTACTTTCAATTTATCCGCAGGGACGGCAACCTTGGGTATAGGCGTGTCTGCCTTAATACAAAATTATGGCAATGGTTGGTATCGGTGCATCTTGACTTACACCCCAACCACAACGGCCAATTTTAATGTGCAAGTCCGACTTGCAGACGCTTCAGGCAATACATCATACACAGGAACAGGAGCGTCGGGTGTTTATGTTTTTGGCGCGCAACTTGAAGTCGGCTCCGTCGCAACCTCCTACATCCCCACAACCACCGCAGCGATAACCCGCAACGCAGACGTTATAACCCTATCAGGCGCAGTCAGCGGATGCATCGGGCAGACCGAGGGGACGCTTTATGCGGAGTTTGAATACAAGACTAACACAGCAGAAAGGCGGTTAATAGCGTTGAGTGACAACACCACAACGAATCGAGTCTTTGTTTGGACTCTTAACAACATCTTTTATGTTCAGGTGCAAGGAACGAACGTTATTGTCGCAAATCCGATAACGGAAGGTTATCATAAGTTGGCTTTCGCTTATCAGCAAAACGGAGTGAGCGGAACGCTATTTGCAAGTTTAGATGGAGGGGTCGTAGTTTCGGGAACAACCGCTGGGACATTCCCCAGTTCATTGACTGCTATAAACATCGGAAAAACCGAGGCAACCGCAACATCTACTTTATTTTGGAATGCCCGAATCCGCTCTGCTGCAATCTACACCTCTCGTCTAACCAACGCTGAACTCATCGCATTGTCAACCCTGTAACGATGGCCTGTTTCCGTAAACTCTCGTTCCCGTCT